ATGATATAGAGAACATCTGCAGGCAACTGGTATACCAGAGCTCTTGGATCTACCACAGAGCTTCCACTGGGATTACCTGTAAATGTCTTCATAAGTAATGAGAAATCCATCTGCCTCTTCTGACTGCCATCAAAGCCTACTTGGTGTACATTACCTTGAGGGACAAAATGGTTCTTTACTAATTCAGACTATGCCTTTGTCAGGAATACTGACTTGTCAAACTCATTAATTCCTGGAGCCTGATTAGATGTTATATTGTTGTAAAGAGTGTCAAACAGATCACTCATTTCCTTATTTGTCATATATATGGTATTTTAATTATTTCTTTACTTTTGCCTGCAGAGAGAAGAGAATCTCCTGATTCCTTGGCTTAGATAACCACTTGGCTGCAATATTAGCCGTAGGCTCTTCACCATCACCACACATAGGTGTATTTGTATCCTTGATGTACAGGTATCCACCTCTGTCTGCTATAATGCCCTCGTTAATACATTTCCTAATGAGTACCTTGATATCAAGTGCATCATCATCAACAATACTCAGGAATAGCTTGGCATTCTTTACACTGCTCTTAATGAGGTCTGATGCCTGAGTCTGCAACCACTCTACTGAGGTATTATCTGAATATTTCTTACCCATCATGGTTTCTACAACAAGTCTGATAATATCCTTGTCATCACCAATCTTACCCAGTTTCATGAATGCCTGGATAGTAGCATCTGTACCATTCTGTGCATGCTTCCTGTCATCACCTTCCTTGATAATTACATACTCATAGGTCTCCTTTGGCCTTGTCTGATACTCTTCCATAGAAGGACAGATTTTATCCTTGTTGGCAAGCAGGATCTTATATGAGATATAATCAGTAGGCTTGGACAAATCAAATACATTGTCATTCTTAGAAAGCTTCACAGTACTCAATCCTGTTGGATTAGCATTACTCCAGAAATTATTCTCCGCAGGCTGTCTGTAGATAGATAAGGAATTAGGCTCCAAGCCCATTGCCATCTCAAGGCAGTTCTTCTCATCATTATTCAGCACATTCACAAAGTTATTGCTTCTCTAGAGCTTAGGTACTGAGAATACCCTATAGGCATTGTTGTGCATACCATCACCCATAATGTGATTAGAGTCCCTTACCAAAGAAGTCCTCTTAGGCAATCTTCTCACAATCACCTTCTCATTCCTGAGGCAGTTCTTTATATTACTTTCATTTAATTCCCTCTGTCCTCTGACATAAGGATGTTCCTCATATTGAGGTTTTTCATAAGAGATTTCCATCTTAGGTTCTTCTCTCTGAATTTCATCAAGGCTGACTTCTTCCATCTCAAAGTTGCCCATTTCTGGTGCATCATTTGGCACCTCATTTTTCCTTCTTCCCATTTTATCTCCTGAATTTAAAAGTTAAAAGCAAGGTAGGGTGTTACCCCTACCAAGCTGTAAATATGTATTAAGCGTCGAGAATATCTGGCATAATCCTCATAGTACGAGTTGGATCCCATACTACAATACCACTGTCAGCCATCTTGTGAATTACAGCTGCATCCTCATCATTGCTCATGTGGTCATTGTTCCATGCACCAGTGAAAGGATTACGCATACCTGCCTCATATCCACGCCACTCTTCTGGATGGCCTGCAATCTTACACTTCTGGATATTCGGATTAACACTTGAACCAAGGTCAAGAATATCGAAGATATAAGAGCTTGCCGGGCCTCCAAGTGGATGCATTACCTTATAGCCATAGGTATGGATATTATCATAGCTCTGGTCAATATCCAAAGTGATAGCTACACCCATAGGAGCAATAAACTCAGTTACCTGAGGAACAGCTACACGCAAAGCACCACCATGAGGAGCTGCAGCATTAGTTGTCTTTGTAACCAAACCAAGGGCATTAGCATCATAGTCAAACATTGACTTCCATCCACTGCCATCCCTCATAGCTGCCTTCTGGAAGAGCATACCACCCTTCTCACCAGTCCTGATAGTAACTTTCCTTTCCTTGAAGTCTGTCTTGCCTGCAAACATGTCATACAGAGCATCCTCAATCAGCTTGATAGAGAAATCATTGTACCATACAATGTTACCCATCTCAATCTGCTCATACAAACCAGCGCCAGTGCGGATTACATCACCTGACTTACCGAAGTTCTTATACTCGCCATTCTTATCACGGTTACTCCTACCAAATGCCCAAGCATAGTTCTTATAGTCACGGAAAGTCTTCTCAAGCTCAAAGTCTACATTAAGCATCCAAGTATTGACCATCCTTACCTTATAATCATCATTGGTAAGATCACTGATAGGTACTGCAATAGCCAGCTTGTCATCCATCATATCACCTGATACCTTGTGGTGAATACGGATATGTGACCACTCATTCCTCATTGATACAGGAACAGCATGGCGGATACCACCTACTTTCCTTGAGAGACCACCCTCAACAAAGGCTGCTCCATAAGTAAACTGCTCACCTGGCAACAGACGCTCTACAGGTACACCGTCAGTAAGACCACCCATAGTCTCTACCTTATATACATAATTGGTACCTTCCTCCCTTGCATCACCAAGGATTCTCAATGGATAACGGTTACCCAAGTTACCCTCAATAGTCTCACCATCGAAGAACCAGTGCTCAGCAAACACCAGGTAGAAAGGAGCTGTGCCAACACCTACATTACCTGTATGTGAAGTATCAACTACTACACCATTCTCATCACGGCACTCAACCAATGGAATAACCCTGTCTGTAGAACCTACTACATCCCATACATAATCTTCACCATTCTCAAATTCCTTAGTAGGAAGTGAATTAAGCAAAGTATCAAGAGTCTTTCCATACTTGAAGGCCATAAGCTGAACCATCATGCCTGGAACTTTCTAAACCTTTGTTCCAAAAATAGAACTAATGTGAGTCTTTTTAGTAATATTCGGTGCCCACGCCTTAAAGTGCTGCATCGTAAATTTACCTAATTGTCCTGCCATATTAATTTATCATTAAGCGATTAAAAAATGTTTTCCCTGTTATATATTATACTTAAATAGCCAAAGTCCAATTCTCTCTGTCATCATCAGGAGCTGAGTTGGCAAAATTGAGTGTACCATCTGAATTCCTTCTTGTGTTGTTGAGGGCACTCTCAAGCTCTGCAAAGCCTTTCTTTAATCCTGCATTCACCTTACTCTTTGTCAGTTTCTCAATAGATTTGAAACCATCTGTAAGTGAGTACATCAATGCCACATTCTTCATAAACTCCATAGGATTCTCTCTCTGATACTTCTGAAGACCTGTGAGATACTGACCACTCTCATCCTTATATACCGGCTTGGTAATGAGATCATAGGCTTTCTGCCTTACATTTTTGTCAACCTTCACACCATCAAAAAAGCTGTCTGTATCCACAATCTGCTTTTTTAGAGCATTAAACTCTTTTTCCTCAGCTTCTCTTTGATTTTTCCTTCTGTCCTCAACTTCTTTCTTGTAGCCTTCAATTTTGTTTTTATAGAACTCTTTGCAAGACTGAAAAGCTTCCTTGGCATCATCAATTTCTGTGCCTGCCTCAAAACTCTTGTTGACAAGTTTCTTTGCCCTTTCATCACTGAACCCACGGTTAATGTAATCCTGATACATTACTTGCTTTCTCAGTGTTTCTCCGTCTTCATTCTCCTGCTCAAGTCTATTCTGTGTGGCATCCTGCTCAAGATAGTCCAGAATTTGCATGTCATTCTGATAGGCTAAAACCTCATCATTGCTTGCACCTCCATTCAAGGCTTCTTCAATCCTCTTCTGCCTCTCAGTAAGTGAGCTTGATATCTGGTCATCAAACAGCTTCCTGAATCCTTCAGCATCCTTAATATCTTTCAGAGTATCTTCAGAAAGGTCAGGGAAAACACCTTCATCTCTTAATGCCTTGGCAATGGAAAAGAAGAGGTTTTGTTCAGGAGCACCAATGTCATTGTTTGATTTGGGTGTCTCCCTGTTTCCCTCTGTAGTTCTCTCACTGCCTACGCTCTCTGATTGATTACCTAATAAATCTGAAAAATCAACCTCAGCAGTCTATTCTGTTTCTTTCTTGTCACTTTCTGTATCAGTCTGAGTATCCTCGACTTCACTTTCAATGCCTTGATTGCTGAACATTCTCTCTACTTCTTCAGCTCCAAGCATATTGTCTAAACCTAAACCTTCCATATTTCTTCTCCTAAAATGTTAAAATCTACTGCAAAATTATCGAGAAATACCCCTTTTCACAATAAAGTAACTTTTTCATTTATGTTTATATAAATAAATCCAATAAAAAACTCTCTCATCTTCACAGACAAGAGAGTAGTAATGCTTATAACAAAATAATCGTACCTTTGCACATCGTAGTCCCAACAGAACTCGAATCTGTATTTAAGTCTTAGGAGGACCTCGTTCTATCCCTTGAACTATGGGACCAATAAATCTCCCAATCTTCACAGACTAGGAGATAAA